ATCTTATCAGATCTTATGTTAATCCGATAAATTACGTAGCTAAACTGAAAGAGTTTGCTATTGATAGGGTTGGTTTTTCCATCCTAGGCTCAAGGAGTGTCGAGCTGCACCAATTGGTACAGATCCAATCTGAAGAGAGCAGCTTGAAGTTGCGCCCTTTGACAACTCCTTACATTTTGAGTGACCGTGCAAGACATTATAAGATGATGCCCCGTGCTAAAGTAGTTGGGGAAGTCTTTGAGTCTTTGCGTCCTACTTACGAGACAGCGGCTGGTTTCGTTGTCCCTGAACAGATTCCTACTGTTCATGAATCCTCTTTAAATAATGAGGTAGTGTCTTTTCACAATAGGGCAGCAGTGATACCTTATCCTGTGAATCAAGACGTTATGGATTATTATGAGTGTTTCGTGGCTAGGTATTTTGACCTAATTTTTCCAGACCACCAGATGTATGAAGTTAAATATCGCTTCCATGAGTGGAATAATAGGTTTCCTCCTGCAAAGAGGGCTGAGCAACTGCGATTCTATAATGCTTATAAAAGATATCCAGACTCAGTTAAATATTCTGTTAAGGCTTTCGTTAAGCAAGAGAAACGCTTGGACTCTTGGGTTTGGGTTTACATACCTGGTAAACCTAGATTCATTGTTCCTTGTGACGTGTCCTTTAATGTTAGAGTTGGTCCTGAGATCTATTCTGAATCTATGAAATTACAGAAGATTTGGAATAAGGACCATTTCATCTATTACACTGCTGGTTCAAATAGTGAAGATATAGGTGAATGGTTCGATCTCGTTGGACACAACGCCCCGGGCTATAGGTATGGAGATTCTGATTTTAAGACATTTGATGCCTCTGAACATGCTAGACTTCAAGAGGTCGACATCGAATGTTCTCAACGTCTTGGTGTCTCACAGTCCACTTGTGATGACATGAGGAATGCTATCGAGATAACTGGCTTTTCATTGCATGGGCTTATGTTCCGCATTGCTGAAGCCATGGCATCCGGCAAACCGCAGACTATGCAACATAATTCTAAGACCAATGCTCTCACAACTTGTTTCAACATGTGTTTATCTAATGCACACCTTCCATTTGAGGAGGTGGTCAAAAGATTCCGGTTGATAGTTGTAGGAGATGATAGCG